TGCGTTTAGAAAGGGGTATAAAATGGCAAAACCGTTGACAGTTATTTATCCAAAGTTAAAGGCAAAAATGGCATATAACGGCCATAGTACCGAAACACTTGCAAAGGTCCTTGAAATCAGCGAAGACAGTATGCGCCGGCGCCTTCGCGGAGAGGTTGACTTCGGACTGGCAGAAATCATTGAATTGATGAAATACTACCATTGCGAATTCGAAGACCTTTTCGGAAAAGAAAACGAACAGATAGCAGGATAATTTTTTTTACCATCATTAAACGCATAATACGTTTACGAGAAAGGACGTCGCCATGGACGAAACAGAAGAAGCAAAACTCAAAAAGCAAAGGGAAGGCGAATTTCTTGTCGGACAAACAGCCGCAGACATTGTCCATCTGCTGCACGAACGCAGATTTACGCATTACGGCGCAGATGAAGTAATGAAACGCGTACAGAAAATCATCGACATGGCAACAATGACGCTGGTAATAAAGGATTCGGAAGGGCCGGTTGATAGGTTCGGCAATCTGATCGAACCGGAAGATAAAAAATAAGCCGGCGGCTGCCGGCAGAAAGGCGGGGCCATGGAAGAAACAGAAGAAAGAAAAACAAGGGATGCGGAAATGGCCGCAACCGCGGAATTTATTGCTAGTCAATTTCACGCCTGCGGATACACATACCGCGAAGCAAACGACATTTTGCAAAGAGTAACGAATTACTTAACAGGAATCCGTAATAGGGAAGTCGTAGCATGTCCCGATGGTCCTATCGGATTTAACGGAAAAATTATTGACCTGGACAAATAAACGAAGAATATGCCGGCGGCTGCCGGATGGAAGGCGGGAACGATGAGAAATAACGACGTAACCATACAAGTTAATTGCAAATTGCACGTGGACCAGGAAACGGCAGAAACCTGCATGAATCTGCTGAACATGTATTGCTTCGAAAGGTTCGAGGACAAAGCACTGGCCATTGAAAGCGTATGCGGGGCCTGTCCGATGAACGACAGTTGCCGTTTTAAGGACCGAGTAAATGCCGAGAAACCCGACGGACATGTGAGAAAGGATGATTTGAAGGGCGCCCGCGTGGAATATCCAGATGATGGAATCGAGGCAGCGCAGCCATGACAAAGGAAGAAATCGAAAGCCATATTCACTATCCGCAGAAAAGCGAACAATTCACCTTCGTCACCGCGTTGATCGAAATGTATATCGAAACAGTAAGTAAATTATTTTCGACCAAAAGCAGGGAAGAAGCCAAACGATTAAATGATTATCGTTACGCGCTCCGTTTTGCTATTCAGTCTGTAAATAAAGGCGACTACGAATTTTTATATGTTATATGAAAAAACATGCGCGAAAAAGCAATAGACGACATGTATGCGGGAAAGACAAGTTTATTTTATGTCCGGCGGCACGTGTGCAGTATACAGATCGCGCAGACAGTTATGGGAGATACCGGATTCAATTTTGATTTATGGCTTGCGATAAGAAGGGAAGCAGAGGAAGGCGGGAACAGATGAAAATACAGGTTATTCCGGTGTCATACGCAAAAGTAAAGGACCTCGAAAGCGGGTCCGAAATGCCGATGGAAACGAAGGCAAAACTGGTAATGATGGTCATTCCGGACGCCACGAACGCGTCGAAGTCACACGTGATCATGGAAGTGGCCGGGAAATCATCCGAAATTTTATCGATGCTGCAGTTTGGCATGACGCATCTGATCAAAAAGACCGTAGACGAACAGCCGGAACAGCGAAAGGCAATAGAGGACCTTTTCCGGGAAGTCGTCGAGCGGGCAATCATAAACACCCACGATATCAAAGGGTTTTGAAAGGCGGGACACATGGAAAAAGGAAATGTAACACTGCGCGATTTTCTTTCCCTTATGGGGTCGGCGTCCCGGATCCGGATTATGGGACGGGACAATAAAGTCATTTTTGACGGATACCGGGCAGTTTTAACCAGTTCTGAAAAGTTTGAAGCCATCAAAGACAGAGAAGTGAAGTATTTCCAGTATTGCCACGAATTTTATAAAAAGGAACAGCGCGGCTATCCAAAACAGACGGAATACGGACAGAAAATCGAAGATTTCACCGAAACCGCGGATGGCTACGAACTGAAAGACATCTGCATGAAGGATTACATGGTCATTTTCATTTATTGAAAGGGGACGCTATGAGCAACGCAATCGAGCGCGATTTATATGTACTGGTCGACAAGGAACTGCACGACGCAAACCGAAAATTCCCGATGTTTCACTCGGCGCATGAAGGTTATTCCGTCCTGCGCGAGGAAGGCGAAGAAATGATAGAAGCCGCCGACGCCGTAAGCGACGGACTCAGCGCGCTATGGGATGGCGTGCGCGGAACAGGGTTCTATCAGAATCGCACGCCGGAGCAGCGTGCCGATATGATGCACAAAAGGGCTACGCAGATATACCAGTCGGCCATAAATACCGCCGTCGAAGCACTGCAGACGGCCGCCATGGCGCGGAAATTTATCATTTCGAATGAACAGCTGGCCCGCCTGGACGATGCAGTGCCGGCAGCAGGCGCCGAAACGGATTACAACGCCGAAGAAGGCGGCGGCCATGAATGACGCCATGAAAAAGGCCCTTGAAGAACTGGGAATATCCGACAGCGCGACCCTTGCGGCAGCAATGAAGGCAATGCGGCCGCTGAATATATCGCTGATGGTAAGCCAGGCGCCGGCAATACAGCCGGCCGGAAAGATGGCAGCAATGGAAGCAGACCAGCCGGTTTTAATGCCGGCATCATGAAAGGCGGGGACATGTTTTATTTGGAAAGCAGCATTTTCGGTTCGCACAAAATCAACCTTGAAAAGATTATGAACAGCGGACAGGTTTTCAGCATGGAAAAGCGCGAAAAGCCGGACAGCGGGCAGAAATATTATGCCATTCAGTCGGGCAGCCATTTTGTCGCGGCTATTCCGCTGAACACGTGCGTAACAACGTACGCTTTTAATTGCAGCGAGACAGATTTTATGTCTATTTGGATGCCGTACTTCGACCTGCCGGATCAACGCGACAAATTCGATCATAGCATATATGCCGCCGCATTCGAACATATCCGTCCGGAAGACGAATTTTTGTATAAGGCCGCTGTTTTTTCAAGCGGTGTCCGGATCCTGCGGCAGGACCTTTTCGAGACAATCATTTCGTATCTAGTTTCCCAGAACAATAACATCCCGCGCATAAAAAAGACGCTGCAGGCATTCCGGGAGCGTTTCGGCACGGCCATGCAGGACAAATACACCGGTATGCCATATTTTGCATTCCCGACCGCTGCGCAGTTTCTTGCAAACGAACAGGAAATATTTGACGCCGGCGCTGGATACCGCACGGACTATATTTTGAACTTTTGCAATATCGTAGAAAATATTTGCCCGGATTACCTCGAAACATTAAAGAAACTGACTTATGCAGGCGCCAAAAGATCATTGATGCAGTTTAACGGAATCGGTGAAAAAGTCGCGGACTGTATATGCCTTTATGGACTGGGCCATCTGCAGGCGCTTCCGACGGACACATGGATAAAGAAAATTGAAAACGGACAGTACGACGGCCGGTTTCCGTGGCGGGATTATCAATACGCCGGAATTTATCAGCAATGGATTTACTACTATGCACAATTTTACGCAAAACAAAAACGCCTGCATAAGGCGGGAACCTTGAACGCAGACGTTTTTAACTGACACATAAATGATACGGCGTACCGGGCATATTGTCAAACAATTTACCGCCTGGGCGCCGGATCGGGAAGGCGGGGAAGTGAAACGCACAAATAAAAACGCATGTCTGGTTATATGCTTTGCAGCGATCGTTGCCGCGGCGTCACTCGGCGCCGGGCAGCTGGCAGCGGCAGAAGAACGTCCCGCGCAGCAGACGGACGCAAAGACGGAAATACCGACAGAGCCGATACCGACCGCAAGCCGTAAAAGCGGCCCGTGCGGTTATAAAGCAGCAGTAAAAACGCCGGTGCCATCGAAGACCGGCGCGGCAGCAGGCGACGGTTTTATAGCGCTGCCGGTGCCTATGGATACCGAAACGCAGCACGCCATTTATAAGATGGCAAAGGACGCACATGTCCCGTTTACCCTGGTTATGGCCGTCATAAAGCAGGAAAGCAATTTTAACCCTGCGGCGCGCTCCGGATCCGGGGATAGCGGATTGATGCAGATAAATGATTGCAACGCCGGCGCAGCAGCTGCAGCCGGCTGCACGGACCTTTTCGACCCGCTGCAGAATGCAAAATTCGGAATCAGCGTTTTATCGGTGCTTATGCAAAAGTACGACATAACCGGAACGGGCGCGGTCCTTATGGCCTACAACATGGGCGAAAGTAACGCGATGAAGCTATGGAAACAGATGATATTTTCGTCTGTCTATTCCGACGCCGTGGAAGCGACCGAAGAAAATTACAGAAAATACATCGAAATCGAAAGGCGGGAAAATGGAAGACGTTGAAAAGCCGGAAAGGGCTATTCCCGGACCCGAAAATTGTAAAAACATGAAAACATATTATCACGGTGAAATAGACGGAAAGCCTGTTTTTTCGTGTGATTGCTATATGACGGGACAGTTCGGACAGCAAGGCCAAGAAATACACTGTCCGAAAAAATGTCCGCAAAAAGAAACGGACCGATAAATGGAAAATGATACTAAACAATCGTCCTGCAGCCCTTTACCGTTCGGGTTTTACAACATGGACTGTATGACAGGAATGAAATGCTTTCCGGATAAATATTTCGATCTCGCCATCGTAGACCCGGTTTACGGCGATGTTACAAACGGCGGATACATGAAAAATCAGATTCGCGGCGGCGTAGGCCCTTATAAAGATTATGACCTTTCTATATGGCAGCAGCAGAAAACCGGACAGGAATATTTCGACGAACTGTTCAGAGTTTCAAGAAATCAAATCATCTGGGGGGGGGAATTACTTTCAAACTTACATATCCCAGAATTCCCAATGCTGGGTTGTTTGGGACAAACGCCATCCAGATGGAATAACGTTCGCAGATTGTGAACTTGCATGGACTTCGTTTAATTCGGCATCCCGAATTTTTCGCTATCGCTGGAATGGGATGCTGCAGGAAAACATGAAAGACAAGGAAATTAAAATTCACCCGACGCAAAAACCCGTTGCACTCTATGAATGGCTATTGCAGCATTTTGCGAAAGAAGACGACATAATCCTGGACACGCATGTCGGCAGCGCGTCGTCCTTGATCGCCTGTCATGAAACAGGCCATAAATATATCGGCTTTGAAATATCACGCGCTTATTACGCGAAAGCATTAAAGCGCTTGCAGGAAGCGGAAGCACAATTAAATATTTTTGATTTCACAAGTAAAAAAGAAAGGACCGCAAAATGAAATTATCTCAGTTTCGAGAAATCACAAAAGCACTGCCCGGAGACTATGAACTGAAAGTCCTATCCGGATTTACGCCGACCGATTCGTTTATATCGCCCAGCAAAGACATTACATATTCGAAAAAAGATCGCAACATCATAATAGTTCCGACCGCCGCGTTTATTGACGACGGCACGGATCGTCTGACCGTATCCCTGCAGAACAGAAAGAATATTGTCAAACAGACAAATAAAGAAGCACCACCCGACGCCGGGTCTGAAACGGCGTCGCGGCAGCAGGCGGGTCAGTAATACCGGACGGGTTTCTTCTATATTATGTTCGTTCTTTCCCGTCCTTGTAATGGGTATTAACAATTCGACGGTATAGACAAAAGTAAAGGCGGGGACATAAATGCCATTCGATAACTACGACTTTGAAGACGCATATAAAAAGCAGTGTGCGGATCTGTCCGAATGGGAAATGGAAAGACTGCTAAAAGAGGGGAAAGTAAATTGCCTATATCGGACTGCAACGACAAAGTCAGTAAACCGTAAAAGCGGTCACACGATACTGGAAGCGCAGATATATCCATCATTCCGTCACCCGAAGGATGTACCACGCACGGGAAGAAAAAAAGAAAGCTGCCCGGCGCAAAGGAACCTAAACGACAAATACGCAAGGCGCTATCTGATACGCCTGGTCAATATCAATTTCGGGGATGGCGATATCTGGGCGACGTTCGGATGGAATGACGATCTGCTGCCGGAAGACACGGAAGGCGCGAAGCGGGACATAACGAATTTTGTTCGGCGCATAGATGCCAGGCGAAAAAAGAAGCACCGGCCGAATATCAAATATATTTACATCCTTGCGTTTGACGGATATGAAAGGCCACACTTTCACATCGTCATGACAGGCGACGGAGTTGATCGGGACGAACTTGAATCAATCTGGGGGAAGTGTGACCGGCCGAACACCAGGCGGATAAAGATAAAGGACGCCTTTCTGCTGACCGGGATGGCGACATACATAACCCAGAATCCGCACGGAACGAAACGGTGGTGCTCGTCACGGAATCTCGAAAAGCCGTCGCCGCCGACGAAATCATACCGGAAGTTTACCAGGGCAGCCGTCGTCCGGATGGCCCGAAATACGGCATCCCTTGAAACGGAATTACAAAAAGCATACCCGGAATATACTTTCCGGGATGCCGAAGTGCATTACAACGGAATCACTGCAGCGTTTTACATATATGCGCGCATGACGCGCAACTAAAGGGGGCAAAGCATGTTAAAGGACACCATGAAAGAATTAAAAGACAGCGGCGTTGTTATGGAATCTGTACCGGGCATCTGCCGGTTTTGCGGGCAGTCAAACCTTGTCGAAGTAGAAGAACACACAAGCCAGGAAGATATAGACGAACTGGCGTCGGAGTGCTGCAAGTGTGCCGGATCGACTATATATGTGCGCAAGCTGTCCCAGAAGGAACAGTGTCATAAAAACCTTGAAACACTCTGCAAGCCGGGATTCGGATTCGGAGATAAAGAGAACCGGGAACGGACAGTCGCCATGCTGCAAAGCGTCGCTGATATTATAGCCGACGGCAATATCATAAGCGCAGCATTTAACGACGGCGACGGATCGACTATCAAAATTACCATGACGCCGAAGGGATTTATCCGCACAACCCGCGGAAAGTCGCAGCAGGTTTCTATTGACGCATAACAGCAGGGGCGCGGTATGGAATACCAAAATGATTACTACACAACGAATTTTGTAAAGACGGTATTGCGGCGGGCGGTGCAGCTTTCACGCAGACACACGCAGGGTAACGCAGAATTCGACGCGGCTGTTCTGTCCGCCGTGGCCGCAGCCCGTAAGGAACTGGAATTGCCCGCCATGGATCCGGGCGCACGCAAACAGCTGATCGACAGGATTGTCCTGTCTCTTACACAAAACCTGCCGTACGAACTGGTCGGTGAAACATATTGCAGCCGCCGCCGCTTTTATTATTTCCGCAGCGACTTCGTCCGGCTGGTAGCGCTGCACATGGGCGTCGTGGATTCTGCCGGGAAGCGGACAGGGCGGCGAAGGAATGGCAGGCACACATGAGATCGAAAGAGCAGCGTCCGGAATGGAAGGACAGGTTTTATAACTCCGATGCGTGGAAACATTGCAGGGCGGCATACGTAGCCATGCAGTGCGGACAATGCGAACGGTGCAAGCAGGAATTCGAACAGGGCAGAAGAACACTTGACGAAATTCATCCGGGCGTAATCGTCCATCACAAAATTTATTTGAACGCGCAAAATGTCAAGGACCCGAAGGTGTCGCTGAACTTCGACAACCTGGAACTGCTTTGCTCTTTCCACCACAACCGGGAACACCACGGCGAGCCGCCGCGCTATCGGTTCGACCGCAGCGGGAACATCATATATGCCCGCGAAAAATAATTTTTTGTGTGAAAAATTTTGTACATGCGCACCCACCACCCCCCGGTCGCGCCGAAACGGCCGGGGCCGCGGATACCGAGGGGGTAGGGTACATTTTCCTCTGCAAGGGTCGCGCATAGGACGGGGGTTATATGGTCAAAACGGGGCCAAAGATACAAAAAGCTGCAGCAATAAAGCCGGACATACTGAACGATCGGACGATAAAGAAAGAAATCCGCAAACTTAAAAAAATGTTTGAGACGATCGAAGATCCGGACAAAAAGGCGCTCGTCGTTTCGCTGATCGAGGAAGCGGCTTTTCTGAAAGTCGCCCTGAAACAGGCAAAAGAAGAACTGACAGCTGACGGACTCACAACGACGACCACGAACGCATCCCAGAAATTCGTAAAAGCACATCCGGCGGCAGCAATATACAAAGACTACGTGAAACAGTACACGATCACCATTAACCAGCTGATCGAATATCTGCCGCCGAAAGAAAAAAAGACCGTCTCACGGCTGGCCGCACTGCGCGGGGAATGATGGAACGCAATTATATCCTAGAATACAACGCTGCCATAAAGACCGGTGCCGTTCGCGCCGGTAAGTGGATTATCGCCATTTTTACCATTTTGTCGACGGGGATTCTTTCGGGCCGATATCTTTACAGCGCGGAAAAGGCCGACAAGGCCATTACATTCATCGAGGAATTCTGCCATCACTCCGAAGGCCGGGACGATCTGCTAAAGCTGGAACTATGGCAGAAGGCTATTGTCGCTGCAATTTTCGGCGTGCTGGATCCGGCGAACGGCCGGCGTCAGTTTCGGGAAATCTTTCTGGTCGTCGCGAGGAAAAACGG